TTTCCATTTACCAATTCATGAAAAGGTATATGATTATAATTTCCCATACCGACACCTCGCTAAAATCTCACTCCACTGCTTGTATTTCTTGCCTGCTTATTCCCTATGTATGTTTCACCGCTCACGCAATCATACATAACTTCTTTATCGCATTTTTTGCAAGTGAAGTATTTATTCATCGTTGACCGTACATGATGCTTTCCTACTTTTCTTCCGCACCACGGACAATAAATCGTCTTATAGTCTTTTTCATCAAATTCAAAATCCATAGCAATCCTCCTTAAAATTGCAATAAAAAAGGCACTCTACAAAGTAAAGTGCCTAAAAATGAATGGAGGGTAAAAAAATGAGAAAAACAAAAAACTATACAAAAATTCCATTATAGCAATTTTAACATATTGATATTAAAATTTCAAGTAGTATTTAGAAAAACTTTTGTTTTATTTTGTACCACAAAAATTATTTTGTACCACAAGTTGATTTTTCATAAATTTCACTAATGCTCTGCAAGGCTCTCTTGTGTAGCAGCCATGCCCCCGGAAAAGTCATTCCTCTGTACTGTGCGTATTGCGTAATCGTAAAATCCTTAAAGTAGACAAGTTGTAAGATGTCACGCTCTTTCGGTTTCTTGAGTTTTGAAAGATATTTCCCTGTCCGCTTCTTCTCTTTTTCGTACTCTGCAAGCAGGCTTTCAATATATCGCTCTTTCTCTAGGATTTTGACCGCCATGCTTGCTATCTTATCGTATTTCATTGATGTCTGCACACGCTCATTGCCGCCCATATAGGTTGCTGTGCTTGTGGCTTTTTCCTTTAGTTCATACTGTTTTATCCACTCGCTCTTAATCTGCCGTAGGAGTGATTGGACTTTTGTTAATTCTTCCTGTGCCTGTGTCATATCAGTAACCTCCGTATATGCTTCTGAATGGGTTTGTGGTTGCTTCTGCGGTGGCTGTACCGTTCCGCATTTCATTTTCAAATAATGCAAGGGAATCCGGTGCATCATCGTGTTTCACCTTTCCGCTCCTTGTCATAGTGGTAAGCTCTTTCATAAATTTGTAATACTGTGACTGCCTATCCATATTCTTTCTAAAGTCCTTGAAGTAGTAGTCACGAATGATGTTATCCCTCGCATTTTCCATACGGGTTATTTTGTTTGAGCAGTTGAATTTATATCTTGCACTACATCTACCGCCCTTTTCTTTTAAAAGTTCCATAACATCACGACCAAAGTAACCGCCTGCACTGTTGCTCTCAAAAGTGACTGTCTTGACATTGTGCTTAAAAAGTGCATTGGCACATTCCGGTTTTGTGAACTCCGTGCCGGAATTATCAAATACCACATCTTCGATATAGACCTCATTACCGTAAACATAGCCAATCGGCATAGAGCAGCTATCTTCACCCTTGTCTGCACTGTCGCAAGCCGCCATAATAGCGTCCGGTTCTCTGTCTACTGGAAGTTCCTCGTAATAGTTCAACTTGTCAGCCGGGAACATTCTCCCCTTTGCTTCAAAAGGCTCTTGCTGAAACTCTGCCGCCCAAGTTTCTTCTGTGACAAGTTTTCGCTCATTTCGGTAATAAGCTGTTGTAAATATCCTTTTTCCCTCTCTGATAATCTCCCAGTTGCTTTCATCTGTTTCCGGGTCAAGAGCCGGTATCGCAATTTCTTTCCACCGCCACCCTAAGAGGTCTGCTTTTTCTTGAAGTGCTGTTATCGGGTCATAAAGGCTGTATTTTGTACCCTGTATGATGATCGGCGTGCCCTCTAACCTACGACCAAGTACATCATCTGTTACCTTTTCGCAAAGAAACTCTAATCTATCCCTGTTTCTTGCTTCTTCGTGGTTCTTTACACAGTCATCAATGTAAACAAGCACATTTGCCTCCGTACATCCCACGATTGCACCATCAATCGGTCTACAGGTGAATGTTGAAAAAACTCCGTTACCGCCTTTTAGGTCAATGGATAATCCCTCTGCACTCTGACCTATCTTTTCCGAATCAGGGAATACCTTTAGGAACCGTTTATATTCATTTTCATTTTGGAATGTCTGATTTAAGCCTCCGAAAAACCTTTTAACAAGTCCCTCACCTTTTCCGGTTGCGAAAATACTTCCATCAGGTTTCCTGCCACCCATCATCAGACAGAGTTTCAATCCGCTTGTCGTTTTCCCGGTTCTTTTCGGCTGTGATACAGAAAGAAAGTCTAACTTACCATCGTAGATTTCCTGATATGCACTGATAACAGGGGCAAGGACTTTTCTTCTCGGATAATAAAAACGCTTGTATGGGTCTTTCTCGTCAAGTTCTATGTACTGAAAAAACGAATCCACAAGATACGGAGCTTCTGTAAGAATGGAATCTTCATAGAGTTTTCCGTAGTTTTCATCTGTAGTCTGTATATGAAGTGCCTGTGCCGCTTCTTTTACATATTGCGTCCATCTAAAGCAATATTCTCTTTCTTTGGGATTTTCTTTTAATAGACCGCTACACATCTCTAAAATGCCGTGCAGTTTGTCATAATCTGCACCATAGGTCTGTATAGCGTTTTTTAAGATGCCTATAGAATGTTTGTATTTGTTCAATAAAAAAACACCTCCACATAAGCAGAGGTGTATTCTCTGCCTATAACTGTTTTAGGGTAGCGACTATCTCCGTTGATAGCCGGTATTATTCTATTTGTCGAAAAGTGTATCAGGAAACGGTATTCCTAAAAGCAGGTATTCCGCATATTTTAGAAATGTCGGTATGCTCATTCCTGCAATCTTTGCCGCCATTGCCTGTGAAGCACCGTTCGCCCATGCCTCGTAGCCTGCAAGAAACTTTTCTTTGTCTTTCCTCTTCACTCCTTTTGCCATATAACCACCTCGCAATCCTTATCAGTTTATTTCCTCGTAAATCGCTTTTATCACTTCTGCGTCATACAAAGCATTGTGTTTATCGCCCCTGATTTCTTCTCCGCAAAGTTCCTTGACAATTTCCTCTCTTGATTTGTCAAATGCTTCTTTTCCAGATATTCCGTAATGTCTTGCAATATCTTGATTTATGTCGTGGCATACCGCTGATACATTCTCTGGCAAGTCGAAAGCACAGCCGAATAAATCAATCAAAAGAACCATATCATAATGACATACATCGGAAACAGACTGAACCTCATCGAATTGTGAAAACCACTCTTTCAGCTTTTTACCAATATACGCTTTATCACCATTTACAAGCCACTTATCATTTTCAACTTTGGTTTTTTGGAATATTAAAGGACTATTTTCTGTGTGTGTTGGCGGTATATCATCAAAAGTCCAACCGCATTTTTTATCTTCTTCAATTCCTTTTTCTGTAACTGTAGGTCGTATTAGCAAATGTCGTATGACATTATCGGCAATCCACTCACTGCACTGCTCTCTATCATAGTCTGTAAACTCCGCATAAAACTGCTTACCATTTTCTGCAACAAGCCCGATACTGATTAGCGTTGTGTCCTTGTGAAGCCCTGTAAATTCTGTGTCAAAAAATACTTTCATAATGCTTTCACCGTCCTTTTTATTTGCAATCGTAAACTTTATTCATGCCACGGTTAATCATGTAAAATATATTCACGCATATAACCGTAAATTTCTTTCTTTGTACCAATTCACAACCCAATATGGCTTTCCTGCTTTACTCGCTCCGCAACATATATTTTCTGTGATTAAAAGTTCTTCTTCATTGCCTTTCCCTTTCCAATAAAATCCATTGGCATAACTTGTATATATCTCAATGCTATCCGTTGACTTTACTTTTTTACGCACTTCGTTTTGCGTTACATCTTCTTCAAAATCTCTCGGACTATATGCACCGTACTTTTCTAACATATCCTTTTCAGATATTAAAAACGGGCACATTACATCAATTACGGTGTCATAGCTTGAAAGATATATGTTGCCTGTTTTCTTGAATTTTACAAGTCCTAAAAATTTCATAGAGCCTCCTTTCATAATTTCACAATTTTTCATGCTACCTCCTGTCATAAACCACTTTCCCACACTTCTTACACCGATATTTTGATACCATATCCGCACGACCGACAAACTCAAAGATGTGTCGGCAAAAGTATTGTTTTATTTTCTTAAACATCTTTATTCTCCTGCTTTAAAGTTATAAATCGGTTTGATAATCTTCTCAATTTCAACCGTGTCTTTTAT